AGTGCCAATACCTAAATTACTGCGTAATTCTGCCATTGTTACCATTGCAGCGGCCATAGTGTCCTTTCTAAAAAAGCTCCCCTGGGGCTAGGGCTACTAAACCCCAGAGGATTACTAAATTAACTAACTTATTACGTTAGGTTAAAGCGGCGAACGCCACCAGCGACCAATACACCAACGGCCATGTAGCCATATAGTGCTGTTTCGATCTCGCCAGTTGCTGGCTGATTTACAGATAGTCGTAGGATTGGTGATTCGTAAATTGATACTGATGAAGGTACAACAATAAATGCTGACTCATCAATAGTTGTAGATACTGCGTTTGGATCTACGTATAGATCTAAACCAAGTACGTTACCACGTAGTGATGTTGGTACTGAAGATCCAGCGTTGTTCATTGGATTAGCAGCATTGTAAATTGGGCGACCTGTTGTATCGGTTGCGCCAAGTAGTAGTGACCACTGTGATGTACCAGCGATGTAACGTGTTGCTAATTCACCTGTTGCAAGGTATGCAGCTGGTGCTTCTTTAGATACGTAGGAAATAATTCCTGCTGAATCTGCTGCTACTGCTGTAGCTTGTGTGCCGCCTGCTGTTAATGCTGCAATTACTGCTGCATCTGTTGCCTTATTGTAAGCTCGGGTCATGTTGTCAAGCATTGAGGCAAAAAAGCTGGGACTGGATCTTTCAAGAATCTCAAGGCTGTAGCGTTGTAGTCCAGCATACTTCTTAACAGTTAGGTTTACGTATGAAGATACGATACCTGTTTCTGAAGGTGCTGCTGCTTCTGCTGTTTCTGCAACTGTACCTGAAGTAGTGATCTTAGGTACTGAAATTGTCATGCCAGCGGCAGGCAAGGCCCGCGACCCGATCGCATCCACTGCCGGTCTAGATCCGATAAGGGTATCTACTACTGTTGGCACAAACTGTGTTGGACTAAATGCTGGGTTAGTAGTAAATGAATCATCTGCAGCAGTTAAGAATTTTGCTACATCTGCTTCTGCTTTCATTACCCATGTTGCTGATTCGTGGTTACCTAATTTTGCTTTGATGCTGTGTTCAAGCATGTGTGCTTGTGTTCTGATTGGTGAGCGAGGCTCTGTGTAGAAGGATGCACTAATTGTTGGGCGTGCGGCCTCTACTGGAGCAACCTCTACCACTGGTACTGCTGTTGGCTCGGTGGTGTTGTCCACTTGTGCCTCACTTTCCGTAGTTGGTTGATTTGTTGCATCCGCTTCGCCTTCGCTAGCGGCAACTTTAGTTACTTGTGCTTCTGTGAATGCTGGTGATTCGACCAGGCTTACTTCTTTAAGGGTTGCTTTAGTTACATAAATGTAATCTTTTTTCTGTGATGATTTAAGTACATCTACACCAACAGATAAGCCATCAATTAACTGCTCACTTGCCAGCATTAAAGCATCTGATCCTTGCATGCTTGCGCTGATCTTAAAGCTAGCATAAATACCATCTTGTTCTTCATTAAATTTTTGCATGCGACCAATAGGTCTGTCATTTTTATGTTGCATAAGCATTTTGATCTTGCCTGGATCTCCTACATCGATTGATCCTTTAGCAAAGACCACTTTACCAACGCTTGTATTACCGACTGTTTCAAATGGCACAATTTTGCCAGCAATAACTCTGCGCTCACCATCAGCGCTTTCAATTTGACTGCTAAATGTAAGAATCAATTTGAATCCGCCCATGTTAATACTGCAAACGTAAATGATGGGGTAGTGCCACCGATTGTGCCAACTACTCTTAATTGATCGGTAAATGCAGTAGTTAATCTAATTACTTCTCGTGTAACTGCTGTTGCTTGCGTAAATGTTGCAATAGTATTCCAGTTGGTGCCATCTACTGTGTCTTGTACTACTACATCTAATGTAGGTAATGTGCCACTAGCTGCTGTAACGTCTAATTGCATTACTAATAGTCTTGCTGCAGATAGACCTTTAACGGCTGTGCCGGTAATTGTTGCAGTACGAGCAGCTGACGCTAATAGCGTTACAGTGCTAGCAGGTATATTGGCTTGTTGTATATCGCTCATGCATTTTCTCCTTTAGCGCTGTTAATGTACTCAGCATCGCCACTTTCATTTCCGTTGGGTGTTAGATCTTCCATTTCTTTTGCTTGCTCGATGTCAATAAGTCCTAGTGCTAGCATCTTCTCGATAGTTTCTAGTCTTGCCTTGTCATCTGAACGCAAGAATGTTTCACTAATATTAAAACGCACAATATGGCCGTTAGCAGTTATATCGTTCATGCTTAGGCGATCTTCGATAGCACAAATATATGGTTGCAGTGAATAGGCAACAAACTCTTTACGGCCATCAATAATATTCTGGTAAGTCATGCTGTTATTCATATCTGCAGAGATGTAATAGGCAGGTACGTTCATGGCTCGTGCAATTTGTGTTGCAAGATATTGTGATGCTTCGTTGTACATCATATCTTTAGGACTAAATCCAACAGTCTCATATGACAGCGTGCTAGTTAGGTAAGCTGTGCTTCTATTTTGACGTGCTTGCTTCCAAGCTGCTAGCAATCCTTGTACTTGTGCTTCTGGCATATCTGCGCCAGTGTTTTTTAGGAATCCTGTTGCCATAGGTGTTTGTGATGCTACAGCTGCAGCCTTTTCTATATCTAATGCGCTTTGTATCGTGCGCCCTGCAGTTTGTAATACGCCTTGTGTTAATCCTTGGAATGTAACTAATGAACCAACGCCAACCATTGGTACTTTTTGATTGTCAATTGTGTAATACAAAACTTCTGTACCCAATGGGTTTAATTGTGCAACTACTCGTGTATTGTTTATCCATTCAAAACGTGCTGGTCTTAAATCATCTGCATAAACTTCTGTAACACGCCAATATGCAACGCCATAAAATATAAGGCTATCGACAGTCCATGAAATAGTGACGGATCGTGGTTGTCTAATATCTGGTTGTTCGCACCAGAGCGGTTTGGCTAATTCTTCGCCTGTAGATTTTTTGTACAGCTCTAATGGTAAATATCCAATAACACCTTTAATTAAATTAGCGCATCGATTAACAGCTGGTACTTGTGTTGCAAGTGTGCGATCCATAGGACCTGCACCGAATGTGTTGTAACCAAAACCAATAATGCTGTCGCCCATAACGGCAGGGGCGTATTGCGCTTGTAGATTCTCAGTTTTTTTGGTTATACCCAAAGCAGACAATAGACCCATATGTATACTTTATACCATAAATCGGACTAATGGTGCAAGTTAGACAAAGATTTGTGCGGTTTGTTGTGGTTTAGTTAATTGACTTACAACCATCGCTAGTGATATGGCAGCGGTAACATCGCCAGCCGATTTTCTACGTATTATGCGCCAGCCTGCATCATTGGTCTTAGCTGCACAATTATTTAAATGCTGTACTAGCTCTGCTTGACCAGAATGGACTACTCGGTTATTAGCCAGGCCATCTGCAAGGTCTGAACATGCCTGGTAAAACGCCTGACCAGACACATCAATCATTCGCCATCCGCTTTGCTCTAATCTAGTTGCGATAGTTTGCGTGGCGTACTTGTCATAGCAGATTGTAGATGGGTGGTATTTTCTAGCCCACTCATTTATATCACTTGCCATCTTAATTTCATCTATTGCAATATCACTATGCCACAGCTGTGCAAGTCCTACTGCTATTTTGCCATCTTGTACCTGGCCCATTACTAAAGCGCCGGATCTTCTAGTAGGTGCAATATCAAATGCCATGATTGTTTGTGGCCCGACAGGTATCTCTAAGTTGCTGTCACTGCACTGCTCAATAGATCCATATACCCATGGGCTGACAGTAGAATCTACCCACATGCAAAGCATTTCTGTCTTTGTTGCTTCTATGCTGTTTGTACTTACAGATTCTTCAAGTGTCTGCTCAGTTATCAAATGACCTAGTGCTGGATTAGCCATAGCCCAGGCTTTACGATCTGTAATCTTAGAATGCTGTGGTGCGCTGTATTCATAAAATCCTAAATTGTCAGGTGGATATGATAGGCAACGCTCTCTTAGTTCATTAAGCACAGTGCTAAAACCATCGCCAGCATTACTTGTCATTAGTGTCATAGCGTTAGGTCTTGCTCTAGTTACCGGTAATGCAGCTGTAAAGGATTCTTGTGTCCACTCTCTTAGCTCATCGATGTAAAGAAAATCTGCAGTCTTACCACGAGGTGCATCTCTAGTGGCCGCTGCTATCTCATACCTTGCGCCATTAAGTAGGGTTATAGATTCTTGGCCGTTAGCCAGACGGATCTGCCTTACCTGGTCTTTCAAGAATTGATTGTCTTCTATTGTGTAAGCAACTTGTCTAAATGTATCTAATGCCATATTTCGATTAGATGACATGCCTAAAACGTTTTTGCTACCCCATAAGAATAGATGGCTAAGGATTAACATGCGTGCCAAGTGTGTCTTGCCATTCTGTCTAGCTACAAGCACTAGCGCTGTTTTTTTGCGCCAATTCTGTGCATCGTCTATAGATAACAAATCATCTAGCACCCAGCGTTGCCAAGGCACGAGAGGTAAACCAATCTTTGTAGCCAGATCAGCTACCTCTTGTGCTTTTGACGGAGCATTCAGTAAAGGTGTGTGGATTCTAGGCTCAATACTACCAATTAGCCCGACCCCTCGTGACGTCTGTTTTACTTCCGCATCATTCTGCATCGAAGTTAAGCGTATCAGGTTTAATAAATGGTGAATCCGGCACTGTTCGGATCGTCTCAGGGAGAGAAGAGTCAGG